ACTCGGAGATTTACTTGGACTTATGCTTGGACTTATTGATGCACTTGGGCTGATACTGGGTGATATGCTAGGACTCAATGATGGCGAAAGACTTGGAGACTTTGATGGACTGAGTGATGGCGACAAACTTGGCGAGATACTTAGGCTGATTGAAGGCGATATGCTTGCGGACGGTGATATTGAAGGTGATAATGAAGGACTGAGACTCGGTGATCTTGATGGGCTTAGAGAAGGACTGAAAGAGGCACTCGGAGAGATAGATGGACTTAAACTTGGAGAAATTGACGGAGATAGTGATGGACTTATACTTGGAGACAAACTCGCAGAAGGACTTACAGATGGCGACAAGCTGGGTGATAGGCTAGGGGACAGACTCGGGCTCAGTGAAGGTGAAAGTGAGGCGCTTGGAGAGACGCTTGGCGATATCGATGGACTTAGACTCGGTGATATACTTGGACTGAGAGAAGGGGAGATTGACGGAGATATAGAAGCTGAAGGACTGACGCTTGGCGAAATTGACGGCGAAAACGATGTCGGCGCGGCAGAAGGACTCAGACTGGGTGAAAGTGATGGGCTAACTGACGGACTAAGTGATGGAGATAGGCTCGGAGATAACGATACCGATGGAGAAACTGAAGGGCTAAGACTTGGTGATTTAGAAGGGCTCAAAGAAGGAGACAACGGCGGCGATTTTGATGGAGACAGGGATGGTGATTTTGAAGGTGAAATAGAAGCTGATGGAGAAACTGACGCCGATGGAGAAACAGAAGGCGATGGGCTAATGCTCGGAGAAGTGCTGCCAGGCGGATATACAAACGCTCCTATATCCCAATTCGTTGGATCTCCTGATCTTGTCAGTCCAGCAATGTCAGTCGTAAAGTTCAATGGAGCTGAATCACCACTGGTGTCAGTTCCTGCATTGCGTAATACCGATTCACCAACCAAGCGGAAATCTTCTGAACCTGCCGTTACATTCACAAAATTAGCGGTGCTGTAAGGGATATTTTGCAGTCCCGTGCTTCCAGAGGTATCACCCGAAGCACAGGTGGTCATGGTGGGAGAACCGTAGTATGCGCTTAAGTTACCTTGATAGGCATAACAATTCTTGCAGATTAGTGTCCCGGCCATTTTCCCAACTCCTAAACAACGAGTATGGGAAATTGTAGAACTGTATAAATAACTCGTCCCAGAAGAACGAAATCCACCAGTACCGGATGTAGCATTGGTAAAATTGAAGATTGCTAAATTCCAAGCATACACCTTGGAATTAGCCAGGGTTTCAACACCAATACATGCTAAATTTCCTGGTCCCTTATCAATTATATTGCTTAACCAAATTGCGCTTGTTGCGTTTGGATTGACTTCAATGCCGTTATGAGCGCCAGTAGTGTTAACTTGGATTCCATCGACACGAACATACGCATTAAGTATGTTAAGGGGAATTGCGCTTCCATTCTGCAAGATATAATACGAGGTAGACCATAACCCTGAATGCTTTGCTGACGCTGCGGCATAGATATGAATATAGCGTGTAGCATCAGTCGTATATCCTGTAACTGAGCAAGCGGTTGTGTCGGCAGATGACCAAGTGCCGTCTATCTGCACATCAAAATACTTATCAGCAGCAACCAAATCCTGCTCATTGGCGACCATACAAGCATTCAGGGTGGTATAATCTCCACCCTGACCAGACGGCATGACTGTTTTTAGAAGTTGGGCTGCCATAATCTTAACTCGTCTTAGTTATAATCGTTCCAATAAACAAAACTGCATTAGGCGGAACCAGTTTGCTCTGTCCTAAAGCCACCCACGCTCTCACCTGAGACTGAGGAACTTGATACTTAAAATGCTTCTTGAAGACTACCATCGTGCCTTTTTCCGAATCATTAATATCCACAGGAACAGTATCGCTTAATGAATCTTCCATTTGTTGGACAGCGGCTACAGGAACATTAGGGAGTTGGACAATTATAAAATTCGGCAGACATTCCTCTTTGCCCCAACCCCAACCATCAGGACGAACAACGATAATGTCGCCTAACTGGGTTCTCGCATTATATTCAGCCAACTGCCCAGGAGAAAGTGCTGACACTTGGTCGGGCGTAAAGCTGTCCATCCAATGATTTTTTGCTCTTACAAGTAATTCTGCCATATTATTTTAATTATTTTTTCAAAGTTTTAAGAGCTTCGTCAGTCCAACCTTTTACTGGCCAGAACTTTTCAATCAGCCAGCTTACAGAGTGAATCTGCTTGTCCCATTTTCCGTTTGTAAAAAACTCCCAGACTCTCTTCTTTGTCCTATCCACTTCTCGTCCGTGCTGTTCGTAAGGAAATCCGAAGTCTCCGCCTTGTGTCCTGAACATGTGGGCATACCAAGTTTTGTGATTCACCAAAACTCTTCCGCCAGACAGCCAAGTTTTGCAAGCCACTTCTAATCCCTGATTGCCCCAACTGCCGAAAGTTTCATCACAAAGATTAAGTTCCAGATACTTCTCTCTAGTACACATGAAAAATGAACCTTGCAAGCTCATCGTCTCTGTTAATCCTGTTTTTTCCACCTCTTCTCGATATCCTGGACGCTTAGTATATTCATTAAAGTATTGGAAATGTGGCTCTGAATCAAAACAATAAGAGTTGCTCTGCGGTCTTTCCTTGCCGATCCACATCATCTTCCTGTGCAATCTGTGGGTTCTGCCGCAATTTTCGCATTTCAGAGGAGTTGGTCCTTGATACTTTTTCCACCCGCACTTATAGCACTTCCAGTCAAACGCCCATAAGTTTCTCATTGTCGGAACCATTGTCACATTGTCTCCTGTCTCTCTGAATGCTTCTAGCATCTTGCGATCAAATCCCTGATCAAAAGAGCAGTGAGCGTCAATTTTTGCAACATACTTGCCTTTGCTTAACTTGCAAGCTAAATTCGTTGCCGCACGCTGTCCAATGCTTTGAGGGACATAAATAACATTAACTTTCTCATTCTGTATAAGCGGAGGCTCTGCCCATTTGCCATCTAGAACCGCAATCACTTCAGTCTCAGCTTCTGAATGCTGCAAAAGATCATCGATCGTTCGACCGAGGAACATCTCATTATTCGCTGGAATTAAGACGCTTAGTTGCATGTTGATTTCCATTTACTTATAACATCGTTAATCCTATCTCTAATCGGCGGAAGATAGCCTCTTCTTGCTCCGATAATTGTCGTAACTCTATTAGCTCTTTTTTCTGAAGAAATCTCGTTATCCAATTCCTGCTTCGTAAATACTTCAAACTTATGCCCTATCAGTTTGCCAATCTCAGCAGGAGAAATCGTCCCTTCATTTACCAAATTAAACGAACCAGTTTCATCATTCTTAATTAGCTCATACAACTTAGGAATAAAATCTTCAACGACTGTGGCTGATTCCTGTGAATTAACCAGTTTCTTATAAGTCAAGAACTTGTTCAGGACATTGCGAGGATGCGAGACTTCCGAGAGAGGCAATCTCAGTCTGACAATCAATGTGTTCGAATTTATCTCTCTAATCAATTTTTCAGCCATCAGTTTTGTCTCCGTATAAAAGCAAGCAGGCGAAGGTGTGGAATCTTCATATCTGACATCATTCTCGTTTTGACTCCTAAAGATACAGGCTGAAGAGATGAATACATATTTTACATTCTGCGCTTTACAGACGAGAGCGATATTTCTAGCTCCGAGGATATTGTTAAACAGAGTCTTGTTTTTATTCTTCTCGCACCAGTCTATATTAGCCGAAGCTGCAAAATTGACCACAGCAGTAATGTCTGGATCCAAACGATCAATCATGTTTATCTCGTTATTGTCAAAATCAACAGGTACGCCAATCTTCTTTAAGTAATTATAAAACAAACTCCCTAACCAACCACGTTTGCCCAATATGAGTATTTTCATATAGTTAGATTAAATAATGTTTTTAAATCCCATTCAGGGATATTGCGAATGTCAATTTCTCTCCAATTGCGAGGTGCATGTCTGAAATCTGAAAGAAAGGTTTTTGGATGAGACAATGTCCATTTGTGGCGGATGTCTATGTTCGGATATTCTGATTTCCAAATCTCATAACTTTCATCGCTAAAACCTCCTCGCCTCACTTTCTTCGTGCCTGGCTCATATCCCCATCTTCTCGCCCAAATTGGCTCTCTTGACCTCAACTTGGACAACCCCTGTTCATCAGCAACTCGCAATCGCCTTTCAAAATGGTCAAGAGCTAATTTCCGATTGCAGCATAGAGCAGAAAGCGATGCGAGATAATCATAACAGATTGCTACATTTGTCGGATATCTCCAGCGCCAGTTGTTTACATTATAATAATAAATCGTATCTGTCGGTGGTGTAAAATCAAAGTGCGACTTGTGATAAAGAACATCATGCTCACAGAAGAAAACATAATCCGAAGTGCTGTGCTTTAAAGCAATCAATATCTGCTCTACCATTGTCGGATAACTTCTTACCCTATCTTTCAAAACATAATTCTCTCCGAAATCTATAGGTTGTAAAGAGCAACTCACAATTGGCAATCCACTGGCTGCGATATACTTTTTTGCAAGAGAGATGATTGGCTCTCCAGTCCGATTATCTGTATAGTATACGATCGACTTGGTCATTGCTTTATAAACATCCAGCTTGAGACGCTGTTATTAGAGCCGCGACCTATATTTCCGAAGATATACCAGTTCTTAATGTCAAACAATTTAGTATAAGCATCTACTACCGCATCAACATGACAAACGAGATTTCTAGATTCAGGACCGCTGTGCCAGTAATCGTGTCCAGAAACTATTCCTCCGCTTCTGACTTTCTTAGTCCATTCATAGATGTCCTCGGCGACATATCTGAAACTATGATCTCCGTCTATGTAAACAAAATCCAAACTCCCATCTCTGAAATCCCTTACCGCTTCCATTGAAGTTTTTCTAATCAATTCACATCTATCACTGCCATAAGGAGAAAGAAGTTTTCTGGTATAGTTGTAATTTGATTCTTGATTGTCCTGGACTCTTTGAGAGCGACCTTGTCCTTTGAAAGAAATCCAAGGATCAATTCCATATATCTTCAATCCAGCTTTGCAAAATTGTTCAGTAAATACGCCTTGATAGACGCCGATTTCAGCACCAACTTTATATCCCTGCTCAGCAAAGAATTCTGGTAATCCATCTCTTGAGCAATTAGGTATTTCAACTGGCTGTCCTACTAGCTTGAGACCTTCTTTTAGTGTCATAAATTTAGAATGATAGTTATATTGTCTTTTCAATTTAAATGCCTCCTGGGTCATCCTAGTGCATTAGATATACATCACAGCGTCAATAAGTCATCAATATTGCTAAATACCATCGTAAGAGGCTTTTCTCGCCCAAATTCCCTGCGATACTTGAATAGACGGTAAATTCGTGAATACTTATATGTTCCCTCGCTTCTCGGCTGGCTGTCGTGGGCTACCACATAATCCGTGCAAGAAGCCACTCTTTTTATTTCCTGTCTTCGTCTCCAGCCTGGATGGTGGTCAATCAAAGCAACGCTCCAATGAAAAGATGCATAAAGTTTTAAAAGACTAGGATCGTCCCAATTCTCCACAAAAACAACTTTGTGATAATCGCTTTCAAAAGGTTTTAGCCAATTGTAAAACGCCTTGTCACTTTCTATAGTGTAAAGTGGTCGTCTAGTCTCATAACACGCACCATGCAAGAATGGTGTTGAAAACAAACCTCCACCAAATTCTATCACAGGACCAGTTGTTTTATTCACAACTTTAATAAGTGCTGGCAAGAGTGTTCCGTGAGGAACTGACACTTCTATATTCATACTAGCTTCCTCTCACATAATAATTATAAATATCTATTCCTCTACCCCAGTAAGGCAACTCATGAATCGGAGTTCTTTCTGATCGAGTATAATATCTCATCCCTTTGTGCGTCTTAATCTGGAATACAGGATTTTCTGTTTTGAAATGCTCAATCTCGTTAAACACGTCGCTTCTGTGATGTCGCTCCTTCGGAAAATTCTTCTCTGCCACATTCCACTCAGGCGCATCTTTGAATAATGTTTCCAGTCTTTCAATATAGAATTCCCTTCCGACAACTTGAGAGTGCGTAGCTCCTTCTTCCTTATGAAAGAAAAATGGTCTTCTGTCAGGCATGACATACAGATTGCTGTTTCGGTATGGAACATTGTCTCTCGGCGGAACAAAGGTAAAATAATCAGGAGGATAAAGACAGTCAGATTCGGCAGAGATGACAAATGGAGTAATTGCAGCTTTGCATCCTATCAAAACTTGGCGAAACATGTTAAATCCGCTAGTGCCGACATCTCCTACACAAATGTTCTTTCCAAAATCTATCGGCTTTTGAGAGATGGAAATTAACGGCAAATCACCCATAGCCTCCAGCAGTTTCTGTCTGATTTTCTCCTCAAACACCTCATTTTCCCGATTGGAAGTGTAATACAGGACAGTTAACAGATCTTTCAGCATAGATATTTTTCCTTTAATTCTTTAACATTTCCCCAATGAGCCAAAACATGCGCTTTTTCACGCTCAAAGGTTGCGCCTCTAGTCATCCCATTGCCTGTCTTAAAACTGACACACGCGGTTTCTCCTCTAAAAAATTCAAATGGTTTCCAATCTACCCATAATTTTTGCTTCTCAAGATATGCTTCCAAACTCTTAACGACAAACTCCCGCTTGCAAATCGAAGCCCCATTTGAATATGATTTCTTATAGCATAGATTGGTTTTTTTAAAGATTAACCAGACATTGTCATATCGATAAACATTTTCCGTGGTAGGATTAAACTCAAAATACTCCTTTGGATATAGAAAATCAGCTTCTGCAAAAATTAGATATTCAGTTTTGGCTTGTTTTGCTCCAATCAGTATCTGCTTGAACTCATTTATGTAAGAATGGCCGATATTTCCTACGCAGATATTTTCCCCGAATTCAATCGGCTTCTGGGACACACTAATTATCGGCAAACTGCCGCAATTCTTAACGATATTTCTTCGAATCTTTTCCTCAAATTCTGGATTCTCACGATTGCTGGTGTAGTATAAAATTGTTTTATTTGATTCCATAATGATGAAATATCTTGATTAACCTCTCTGACATCAAAGGCATTTTCAATCTGTTCTTCCCATACATTGCAATCGCCAAGGTATTTATCAACTCATTATGCGGATGAAAATGCAGAACCCGTATTGGCTTTAACGTATCAACATAATTAGTACGGAGATTTCTCATCCCAAAATTATATGAATAATTTATCTTCTTAATCCTGCTATTGATATTGTGAGTGTTATCATCAATTAACTGCTCCAATGCAAGCTCTTCCGAATAGCGACGATAGGCGTCTTTGTATTCTCCCACTCCAAGTTCTACTCCTTTCCATTTTTTAGCATTTTCATAAACTTTGTCTTTGATCCAATTGAATACATCCCCAGCGCTGTCTTTAAAAAAGAAGCTTCCGCAATTCAACCGCAATCCTCTGCCGTAACTGGTAAATCCGACATCGACTCCGCCTAGCTCCTCTTTGACTTCCAATTCATCTATCTTGCTATTCTCGTAAGCGTCAAAGTCGTGCAGCCAATACACTTGTCCTTTTTCTATCATGCCACAAGCAAAAAAATGCACTAGGACGTTAATTTTGCTGACATACTTATAAAATGTGCAAAACAGCTCATCAAGAACAATCGTAGCTGTTATTCCGTTATACTTATAATCAAAATTAGTTATCAATAAAATGTCTTCTTTTTTCCAACCCAAATCAAGACTATTATCAATCTGTATTTTAACAAGAGTGGAAGTCTCTTCATCAAACTTTCTTTCTGAATTGAGATAGATTAGAAGATTTTTCATGGCTTAATAATTCCCCAGCCGTATCTAGGCAGTTCAAAGAATCTTTCTTTTAAATTATTATGCTCAACAAACTCATCCACCGCTTCAATAACTCCGTAGATAACCCCTGGCCAGTAAGTTGATATTCTATAATCATCACCTATCAGAACTCCGCCCTTCTTGACTTTCGGATACCAATCAACAATGTCTTTCAGACACCCGTCATGAGTATGGTCGGCGTCAACATACACAAAATCAAAAAACTCATCAGCAAACTCTTTAACCACATTGAATGAATAATCTCGGTAAATCTTAACGAACGGTCTGCGAATCATTGCATTTTTAAAGTTCAAGTATTGCGCATCCAACTCAATTTGAGGAAAGCCAAAATCATTCCTAGACCTAACTCCATCATCTCTCCAGATATCTACTGCGACAGCCATCTTCGGCTTATGCGCTATCAATTGCCTAAAATTATACCCTTTACATATCCCGATCTCAGTTATAACATCGCAGTGATATTTTCTCATGTAAGGCTTCCATATCCTGATTTTCTGCCTAATCTCCAAAGACTGTAAATCTTTGATTTGCTCATTTAATTCCATGTGAGTTGAATACATTTATCAATCTTTCTGACATAAAAGGTATTCCAATGCTATTCTTCCCATGCATAAACTTGTCTAGCAAACCAGGCTTTGAAGGATGGAAATGTAATACTTTCAATGGCTTATGAGCTTTCCGATGGTTATGCTCAATGTGCCTCATGCCAATCTGGTAAGTGATGTTTACTTTTTTGATTCGTGAATTAACATTAAGTACATTATCTTTCTGCATATCCAGAAGCACTGTTTCATCTTCAATGTTAAGAAAAATATGGTCTCTTAGATATTCAAAAATGTCTTTTGCGCTCGCTTTGATAAAGTCGCTTCCAAGACACCACCTGCTTCGCCAGCCATAATCCGTAAATCCAGCATCCAGTCCGTCTAATCCCAATTCTTCTTCTGTGATGATTTCATTCTGAAAGGCATCCAAGTCGTGATTCCAATAAATCTTATCCTTCTCTATAATTCCCAATTCTATCAAGTGCGGGATTATAGAAGTCTTTATGGACCGAGGTCGAACATCGCAATAATGACCATCACCAACAACAGTAGCTCTAACACCTTGATAATCATAAGAAAAATTAGTTACTAAAATCAGGTCATCTTTCAATCCCAAACTTATCGCATTGTCAATTTGCACTCTAGCTAAAAGCTCACATTCTTGATTAAACTTCTTAGCAGGATTAAGATAGACCATTAAATTCTTCACATTTGCCATTTCGTTAGAACCTCCTTTTCGTAATAATCTTTCCAAGTGGCAATCGAATAAGCCCAACCCGCTTCTTTGTTTGCTGGATTCTCCGCTGTCCCGTCATTGTGAGTTCTAGAAAAGCTCCTGTGTTTGTGAGCAAACCAAGTGTTCTTATTCAGCATCAACTTGCCCTCAGCTTGCCATGTCTTAAACTGCATCTCATGCGAATCCTGGTATAATGGACCATATCCTTCTGTCTGAAGCTCTTTAATCACCTTGTCCCACCAGCTTCTGGACATCAGCCATACGCTCCCTTGCATCGCCATTGTTTCATCTAACATAATGTCTTTGCGCTCTTCGCTTCTGCTGCTCCATTTTTGTCCAGCGAATTTTAATCTGCCTTCACCACAATCCTGTATGACCAATTTCTCATAATCAACGTAAGGAATATCCATCAGCTTCCACTGGACAGGGTCTAAGTAATATCTCCTCGCGGTCATTATCCAATCAGGTTGACAAACATCAGTCATCGCCTTGTCAAAGCCTGGAGCAAAGGCACAATGCTCGTCTGTCCGCATAATGAACTCACCTCGAGAAACATCCACTCCTGCATTTATCGCTCCTCTCATGCCTCGATTTCTGCCAAGATGGACATATCTGACTCTTGGATCATTTATTATATCAAACTCTGGCCAATAACCATCAAGCACATCGATAATTTCTAACTGATCTCCTAATTGAGAACCTTCCAAGAGAGAACCTATTGTCTTCATTGAAAGAGGATCGTGATATGATGGGATTATCACAGACAATTTAATCATTTGTTTTTTACGATAATTAGTTTTTCCTTCCATCTTTCACGAGGAAGAGGAGGAAGTTCGCATTCATACCCAGCTAAGCCTGCAAGAACGACATCAGGATGAAAAACATCTTCTATAATATAAATCACATCTTTTTTGAGCATCGGCAGAATCATTCTTGCCAGGTTGATTTGATAGTTTGTTTTGTGACAACCATCGTCAATAAACAAGTCAATATCAGAACCCGTCTGTTTAATCAGCCATCTTAGATGTTTTTCTTTCCTTTCGTCGCACACAAAAGTCTTTATGCGCTCACCTTCATACATGGCATCCTGCTCGCAGTCCGCCCCGTAAACTTGTGCATTCGGAAAGAAGTCTCTCCACATTCTCAAACTTGGTGCTTTCTGATAATATCTTTTGAGTCTCTTGTCATAAATCTGGTCTTCATACTTCATAGTCTTCCAATAGCCGATTCCCATCTCCAAAACTTTTTTGATTGTTTCTCTTCTGTCTTTTAACAGCTCATAATAAAATGGCGTATAAAAATGTTTAAGCTGTGGACACTTGTCTGTCCCATACTTGTATGCTATTTCACAAAGTGGCGTTAGATCTTCCATAAGCTCCTATCCTCTGGCCATCCTGGCACAGGCCAAAACTTTTCTATCAGCCAATGAAACTTGTGCACCATATTCGGCTCTTCGTTATTCATCCAATGTTTAGCTGACCAAGTGTTATTTCTTTCGGCATGATTATCTTTCTTAAGTCTTTTCTCAATCACATTTCCTCTCTGATAATAAATCTTGGTCTTCTTGAAATGGGCATACCAAGTCCTTTTGTCTACTTTAACCTCGCCTCCACCTAACCAGTATTTCAAACAGATCTCTACTGGCTCTTGAGCAAATATCCCGTAAGTCTCCCGTCTGTCATCCAAAAATCCAACACGCTCCATAAAATACTTACGATTCGCAAACCAGCAACTTCCCTGAAGCACCATCGTGTCATCTATCTCGCTTCCTTCTTTTCCTTCCCACTCCGCTGGAAAAATTCCTGTTCCATAATTGCTTGACTGTGGAAATGAAAGATAAAGATAATCTCTGATAGGACGTGCTTCATTTCTTTTCCAATTTTCAACATCCAATGAATATCGCCTAGGAGTCATTAGCCAGTTCTCTTTGCAATCTTCTGAAAGTATCTTGTCAAATCCTTGCCCAAATATGCAATGGTCATCGCATTTCATCACAAACTTACCAGTAGCTATCTTCAATCCTTCGTTAATACCGCCTCTCATTCCTCTAGGTTTGTCTGGAAAAATATATCTTACTCTTTTGTCTTCTACCAATTTATCAGGCTTCTTGCCATCCACATGGACGATTATTTCAATGTCAGTTTCAGATTTCGCCAAAATATCCTCTATCGTCTTTGTCAAATAAACACAATTCAGATTAGGGATTATTACGGATAAGTTCATCATTCACCTCTAAGAGCTTATTTGTTAACTGCGGATTATAACCAACTGATTCTGCCCACGCTGCCCAGCCGTAAACATCCTTCGGAATACATTTAGAGTTGAAGCCTCGCTTGTCTGGAAAGATGAAAGTATGCCAGAGATTGAACCTTGTATCATCTCCATAAACCGCATCTCTGATAGTATAATAGTCTACTCCAGCTTTCTCGCATGCATCGTACAGCTCCTGGCACTGTGCTATCTTGAAAGCAATAGCCCGGTTCTCACTCAACTTAATCACTTCCGCTTCATAGTTGGTCACTTGCCTTATCGTGATGTTCGCATGATAAGCTGTCTGGTAAAGTTCTATAGCCTTTCGTCTGTTCTCTGGCCTGCCACCAAATATCAAAAATTGCCTCGCTTTTTGGTCAGTCATCGGGTGGTTCACAGTCTCGCCTAGATATTCTGGCTGGAACACTACATTCTTTCCGAGCTTCTCTAGCTTGTCGCAAGTCCCAGGCATTACAGTGGATCTGATAATAATCAAAGGGCTATCACATTTCTTAACAACATCTTCAACTATAGAGCAATCCAACTTATTGTCTTTCAGTGGTGTCGGCACACATATAAATGAAATATCCACGAACTCCTCGCTTACATAATTTTGCGCAGGGTCGTGGATAAGAGAGTCAGGAAACAAAGTCTGCATTGCTTTGCCTACCCAGCCTAACCCATAGATTTTTGTAGTCATAACCTATTTGAATAAACTCTTCAAAAATAATCTAAGTGATTTAATTGAAAATGCTTCACTTGAAATACTGGATTCAAACAATGTCTTGAGCTGTGATATAGTTTCTAAAGCCTTTGGGATAGCATCTTTATGATCTTCCCAACGCTTGACATCTCCTTGAAACTGATAATCAATTCCGTAACCACGCTTGTCATGACCGATGATATACTGATTAGATCGTCTGTCTCCTAAAACCATGTCTCGCTCTGCTTTCCACAAATTAGCCAAGTCTTGTATCGCTGCAGAATAACTATCAGGATCTCGTTTCATGTCAGCAAGTAAAAGATGATTGGTTAAATCATAACCATCGACATATTTTGAAACTAAATAATAAGGAAACAATCTCGAACCTCCGTTCTTAACTCGCCACTTTTCAGAATCGTATTCTGGTGTCATTGCACAATACATCTCAAACTGAGCTAATACTTCTGGATTAGAGCGTAACATATTGACCACTTCAACATACGTCATCTTACTTATGGGATTCACATTCAATCCCATACTTGCCAACTCTTGTGTCAATTTTATTTCCAAGCTCTGTGATTGCAGATTGACAGCCACAGGCGTTTTGATGACATAGCCAAGACCACTTTTAATATCCATAAAGATAAACGGCTGCGAGAAACCTCTGTCGTCTGCCCATACTTTATAGCCATTCTGTGTAAAGACTGCTTTCTGTAAAGATTTAGTGACTTCTTCTCCTTTTACACTTTTCTGCTCCTTGTAAGGTTTTTCACCACCAATTTCTTTAGGTTGTCCTTCTTCAGTTGGCTCTGAAGCCATCAAGCCTGTATAACCATTAGCGGTCAAAATCATCGGCTCGTCTGCCCACTCACCATAAGGAGTTTCACCCATTTGTTGTCTGACTTCATTTAGTGTCAATGTGCCGTTTCTTAAAGCTCTATCATAGATAGTTGAAGCTTTATCAGGCTCAATGTTGTCTTTACCGATAAAAGCAAACTCTAAATCATCATAACCAAAATCTTTCCAGATAATTTCCTGATTGAATACTTGTGTAAACAAATCCAAGATTGAACCATATCCTTTGCTCTCTGATAAGTCTTTCTGCACTTCAGATACGCTCTTGCTTCCTGTCGTGTCTGTAATGCCAATGTCTTCAGGCGACATTTCAAATCCAGCACAGCACATCTTACCGAGCCATAAAGTATACTCCATGAACTGCATATCACGATTATTCAGATCTTTGAGATTGATAATTTCAGATTTCTGTTTTGAAGCAAGTATTGCTGGACGATGGAATCTGCCTTCAATTTCTTGATAGAAGTATTCTTTCCAAGCCTCTAAATCACGCTGATTGATTTCTCCAATTAGGTTCAGAATAATCGGAGGAAAAGCTCCTTCTTCAAAATAAGCTCCATTAAAATTGTCTGAATTAAGTAAGTTTGCAACAACAGAAATAATACCTTCAAGAGGAGACAGCCCATAACCGAAGCCTTCTAACGATCCTTGCGGATGCATGTGAAAATGGATAAAATCCTTCTTCGGCCATGCAGCCACTATATCACCACTTTCAGGACCGCCATACTGCGAGTTGTTAAATATCTGAAGATATGATACAGGCAATTCACTCTCTTCGCCTTTAGTTGGCAGCGGAATAACTATATCTTGATTTCCGTACTGGTCGTAAACTGGGCGGATTGTCGCACTATCAACAAAATGCAATTCAGCAAGTTTGCCATCAGGATAACGAGTTTTTTCTATTGAAATAGCATCTAAAACAAGAAGATCTTCAACCATCTTATCAAGCAATGTTCTGAATGTCTCATCGTTTTGATTTGGATGTTTTAAGAAATCTGTTATCTCTTTTATGCGTTTGTCTGAATTTATTGCATTTTTGCGTTTAACTTGGTCTGTCGGCTGAATAATCCACTGAGTTTTAGTAACTTTAGATTTTAGGCAGTTAATACAAATCCTAGCCACATATACTGATAATGCAACTCTACGTAATGTATCATAAGCAATTCGTCCAGGTTTGGTAAGTCCTTTACGAATCGCCATTGCGTTGCGCTGTTTTTCATTTTCAAAAACAAGACCTCTCTGCCTATCAGGATCCTTCAATCCTTTCTGAATCCTATAAAAATCTATATCTTGCATACCTTTCGGAATCAAAATAGACTTCGTCAACGTAGTTTCTTCTTCAGGCATAAAATATGGATATACTTATTAACCTTACATATTAATTATAAACTAAAAATTGCAATTTTAGTTTCTTATAAGAATTATGAACCTTTTTATTTCCTTCATAAACGCGCCCAATTCCAGGGTATTCAAGAATTTTCATAATTTCAATAGGTTTTAAATCAAAATAGCGACAAAGTATAATCTCTAATTGCTCTTGCGGCAATAAATGAAAAAATTTCTCAAGTTCAAGTTCTAAATCTATACGAGCATCGTCATTAGAAAAAACCGTTGGAACCAACTCTGGGTGTTCGCTTTCCAAATTATTATAATTTACATAGCCATAATCAATCATTGTTTTTGCTTGAATTCTTCTCGCTTTTCGGGCTTAATCCAAAGAAGATACAGTTGCTGTGTCCAATCTAAGAACCAATTAGCAAACTGAGATGTTGTTGTATTATTCTTCAGGATAATTGCTACTGCGAAACTATCAACAAAAAAACGATGCATCGATCTGATCGTCTCTTTCTTTCTTAATGGTGAAAAAACATCTTTCAGCAACGGCACGCTGCTCATATTGTTTATCGTTTTGCTCATCTCTTTGATCTCTCTATCAACTTTCTTTTCTTGTCGATGCAATTCATGAACAAGAAACGTGAAAAACTTTACAACATCCTCTGCATCATTAGGATTCTTCTTCTGACATTCATCAATCCATATACTTAAGAAATCTTTCATCATGTGCTGAGATGCTTGAAGTGTCCAGCGATGTGGCAGATAAGTAATAGAATAACCAGGAAGCAATGGAGCATCTTTTTCATGAGCGATCTTGTCTAAAATGCTATCTTTAGCAAGAATGCCTTTCTTAATGAGCTGTTCCTTTGCCCATTTTCCAGCTGCTCGAAGTTGCTCGATCGGTGGTCTAATTTTATTTTTCTTTATCATATCATAGACTACACCCTTCTTTCTTCTACTGCAGCGCCTGGTGTCTCAGGCTGCTTAAATACTCCTGCTAAGTTAGCTGGAATAATGGTCTTTGGTCTACCGACAGGTCTTCTGACTGGAGACTGTGGAATTTCTTCTTCAAATTGAATATCTTCTGATATAGGAGGTGTTACTATTCTTCTACGAGGAGGATCTTCATAATCACTTACGCCTCCTGTATAATCTTCAACTAACACTTTCATTACCCTTTGTCCATCAAACAAATAAGCAACTTCACCATTCGGTGTGTTTCTAATTTCTATAATCTTCATACAGTTATGTTTAATTCTAGCAACTTGCGAATAATTTGAATCTTTTCTCCTTCAGACATCTTGCCTAACGTCGGATTAGCCACTCTTAAAAGTATCTCTTGTGTAGCTCCTTTATACGCTGGAGCACCATCAATCTTCTTTGCAACCCACGCCATAAATGAGATGGAACCCATATTACGAACGATATTACCCGATTTATCAAGCGGATAATCCAATATCTCTTTATCACTGGAATCTTTTGTGATTTGCATATTTTATTCCTTTTCCAATCAAGTGGATTAGTAGAGGTGTTTAATTTACGACGAAGTCTACGCTGTCTTTTCAGGTCATGCAGTATCATTTTGTAGTTTCTTATCTTGCTTAATTATGTCATCCAAATTGGGATCATTGATAGAAAACGGCTGTCCCTTGCTATCAATGTAAATTCCTCCACCTTTTTGCGCTTCACGAGCTCTTGTAATTTTATCTACCTCTTCTCGCAAGTATTCAGCTTCATCAAGATTATTAATAGCCAACTGGATAAACAGCATATCCCAGACCAACCTTTTTACTCCTTCTTGGGTCTCGCAAAAATCTATGTAAGTATATCCTTTCGCTTTGTTATTAGGCAGTTGCAGCCATTTCCGAAATCTTTCCTTTTCTTCTTCTACATTAACTTTACATATCTTACCAATAACTTCTGCTTGTTTCCTCAGATATTCTATGAACATATTCACAAACATCTCAAAGTCAAACCGCATCCGAGTCTGAAATACTCTGCTCTCTTTCGTATGATGACCTTTGTAACGAAACAACTCCGCTAAGAAAGAAGCGCTCTCTTTGCCTCTTTCAAACAAATACATAGACAACACATTGTCCTTCTGGTCTTGATTCAACTTAGGATCAGCTAATGCCACAATGAGCTTCTGTTCATGCGTTCCTGTTCTGTCAAGTTTGACAATCTTCTTATGACCTGTAAATGGATCTTTAACTTCCACTTTCTGGACAGGCGGCAAATTATACTTGTCTAACGTGAGTTTTGTCTTTTCTACCGATTCCTTCGGGGTCAATGTATTTGAGTCCAGGATCGTAAGTCCACTTGCCAATGAATCTTTTTCTATCGGCTTCAAAGTCTTCTTCTTTTTCATAATCGCTCCAAGGAAAATCAAATGGAAAGATAGGGATTCGTTGCGAAGTTATAGCTTCAAAACTTTTCTGTTTAATCTGCTGCCACAAATCAGCTTGTAAGAATACATGCGTATGATATTCTGGATCAAGAGTAATCATCTCAGCCACATAACGAGGCATTGCTGTTAGATTAAATTGCAGATCCCTTTCTTCTACTGGCATTGAATTGTTATACTTGTCAAAGTTTTCAGGCTCGATTATCGACCTTAAATCATAGCCAGAAATTACTTTTGCATCATCTGATCTATTCGCTCTATCTATCAAAACATCTATAGCACCTTCCTGTATCATTATCCAGGGATTGAAAACCATAATGAATTGAGAATCAGTTTCATCTAGAGCCACTCGTAGTCCTTCTATTAAATACTCATTATAAGTTGCCTTTCTCCCAACTGGGATGTTCAAAACATTGCCGCGTTTTGTCCAGCCAATTAAGATGTTTGTAACAGATGTCGGATCTGCTAAGTCATTTGACAAAGATTCTGGATGCGCAACAAAAATAACATACAAAGAATGTATGTTAGAATATAACCTGCTTAATGCAAGTCTCAACACCTCTCCATTAACCGGATTCTTCGGTATGTCTGCCCAATATCCGAACAACGGAACGACGACTGTCACTTTTGTTTTAGCAGTGACACCAATGAATTCTTTCAAAGTCTTATCTAAAGGCTTTTCTTTTAAACTTTGAGATTTCTTTTTTCTGTCATAAATTCCTCTAGGCATATATTTTTTGTTAATTACGCACTTGGATTTTGTAATGTGCTCTTTATAGATTTCTTTTCATCATTGTAAGGATGCTGAAACTTTTCTTCTGTCGGCACTCCTCCCCATTTCTCAATGAAAGCCGCTCTATTCTTTTCAAACATCTCAGATGTAACTATTCGCCTGCCTCTCTCGCTTCCCACATTCTGAGTCATGCTCCCATAATGATAAAACATCGCTGTCGGCAAAAGAATAGCCAGAAGTCCAGCAAGCTGCATCCGATAATGATAATCATTGTCTTCAAAATAAGCAGGAGCGAACAACTCATCAAATTCTCCCACAATTTCCCAACAAGGTTTGTTTATCATAATCATTGAAAAACAAGGATGCTCCGTTTCTTCCACGCTCTCTTTGTCCTTGGCGTTCAATGTGCTGATTAGAGATGGAATCAGATTGGCTGCTTTCATTTCTCCATCAACAGGCATTCCTGTAACCATAGCCACATCACCTTTGTCAAATCTCTCAACGAGTCTCCAAATCGCTTCAGGATGCATGACTATGTCATTATTGCAGACTAACCCAAAATCCATTTTATTCTCCCAAGCATACATCATTCCGAAGTTTACAGACCTTTGAAATCCCCATCTGTCACTATTCTTGTGATAATGAAATAATTCGCTTTCTAATTTCGAAGCTTCCCTGCTAGTTTCGTCTGTGGAATTGTTATCAATCAAAAGAATATGAGAATCGATATTATGCACTTTCGCACGTATCATAGCTTCAAAGATAGAATCCAAGCAAGGACTTGTATATTTCTGCCAGAGATTGATAACTGGAACTATGATTTCAACTTTCATAAATAATTGACTTTAAGTAAAGAAGTGAAATGCCACTTATAGCATTTGTCACAAAGATACACTCTCATTCGCTTGCCGTTTCTTAACAAACTGCGCATAGCGTGATGTGCCGCTTTCTTAGTCCCGAATCCTTGCTTGGTGCATACAATCATAAAATCAATAGCCTGTTATATGTTGAGCCAAATCTTCTTTCGTGACTCCAATAAAATATCCTGCTTCTCTCATACGCAAAACATAATCGACATCTTCGCCGTTTCCTCCCTTAGTTAAGCAAGTTCCACGCTCATCAAACATTCCAACTTCCTGCATTGCCGCCTTCGGAAGCATCCAGCCAACTCCTGGAACTTGATCCATTTCTCTGAACCATTCATCCATAATTCCACCTTTAAGAAAGCCATGAGCAGTATGACGCCAAACGCCAAGTATGCCGATGTTGGGATGATGCTCGAATGTCTCAAACATCTTCTTGTGAAAGTCTTTGCTGTATTCTACATCATTGTCGGATATAAAAAGAAATGGAGCGCGAGACAGACCTAAAGCGTTATTCGTTGCATAGCTCCAACCTCTGTTCTCGGGAAGCAAGACGAGAAATGCGCGATACAGACATTTCATATCATCTAAGAATTCCCTAACTCCCTTTTCAGTCGAGCCGTTGTCTACGACAATGAATCGCTCGCATGCTTCCAATGCTCCAGAAGTGACCAATGATGCCACTGTGCGTTTAAGATAGTCTAAACGATTCCAAGACCTTAAGATGATGTCAAACTTGTTTTCCATATTTGTCCCAAACCTTCACCCACCATTCCATAGCGGGAATCATATTTTTAAACTGCGGACTTTTGCTAGATAAATTCTTAAAACATTCAACAAAAACTTTAAAAGACTTGTCGTATTGTTTATTTTTTATTTCATCATTTCTCAAAAATATCGCCATATCAACTCTTTCAATAAAACTTTCTTCCCATTTATACATAGCCTCTTCCGCTGCTGTGTCTGCTGCGATATCAATCGTTGTGTCGTGATAAGTAATCGGCTGTCCATAACTCATTCCTTCATGCCTCTTGCGCATCAAGCGCTGGAAGATATATCCTCCCCAAATATCATCAATCCTGCGAAACTTATCATCACCATACTCAAAATTCGGAATAAAGAAGAATCCTGGAACTGCTTCTCTCAACATGGCAAAGTTACCGCCAGAAAAAGGAATTGGCGCAAGGGCAGGATGTGAACTAGCATCCAAGACTTCAGTCGGTTCAGTCTTACTCCTGTCTTTGCCGTTAATATCCAAGACATTATTCCAAAGTCCCATATTGGCAACAATCTTCCAATTGCGCATAAAATATGGATAGCCGCGAGAATAATAGCCAGTTCCTCTAAGAGGATTTTCCCAACCACCTGTTATTTTGCATCCAAGATATTTCAGATGTTCCGCTACAAAACCTGACTGCACGATGCAATCGCTGTCCAATCCGATAATAACATCATAGCCTTCGCTATAAGCTAAAATATGACCAAACACACGACAAGCAGCTTGATGGTGAAAGAACTTAGCAAACTCATCATAAAGATCTCCCAAGAATACTGCTTGGTCAAAGTAGTTATATCTCCGCCATTCAGCAGGCAAACTTTCTAATTCACCATCGCTATCATCCACAATAATCACATCAGCATTTCCAGCGACAGCTTCTCTCTGCAAAGAAGTTATCCATTCTTCTGTCAGTTTAATGTGGCAAGGAATTACGATTGCGATTTTCATACTTTGCAAGGAATTAATTTTTTAACATCTCTATACTCCGTAAGCCACTGTCTTTCAGCTTCTAAGTAAACAGTTTTGTCCCAAGTTTCTATCATCGAAAGATTATGTGCTTCACACCACTCTTTCCCATAATCAGGATTTGCTCCGACTGTCTGTCCGCTGATATGGTCGCAAGCAATTCCTAAAACTCCAATTTCATATCCTATTTCTCTCGTCTCACAAGACAGCAATCTATCATAGAAATGATGAGGCGGGAAATTCTCTCTCTGTTTAATCTTTTCCAAAACCTCTTTTCTGAATATCATAGCACATCCATCCACAACCGCAGCCTGTGAATACCCATCACTGCACCTGCCGTGCATTCCAGCTGGACTGCCTTTCCAAACTGTCTTTGTCCCATCTGCATTCTGCCTCATGCTTTCATTGCCTTGAAAGTTTGACGTAGTGCCATGACCGCGACCACCATCATTATCAATCTCGTTTGAACCTACAAAACCAAGCAAGCCAAGTTTAGGTCTTTTTGCAAACTCCTCCAGAACTCTCTTGCCCCAATTAGGTTCAGCAAGTATCAAATCACTGTGGAAGAATGCCAAGATGTCTGCGTCAGTATGCTTCAGTGCTTCCCAGAAAATTGGATAAACTCCGATGTTCTTTTTTAGGTAAACACAATGGATAGATTCTCTCTTAAAGGGTTTAGCAGAGCCATTGTCTATCGCTATAATTTCAGTTGTCCAGTTTTTGTTTTCATACGGCACTAAATAAGCGGACATCAAATCAATCGCTGTATCAGCTAAGTCAAATTCATTCAAGACTGGCACGACAATTGCGAGTTTCATATTCTTTTAGTTATCTACCATTGAAGCCCAGACTAATGCAATAACCCAACCAATCAATGTCCATCCTAATAAAAAGTTAAGCACTCCAATTGCAACAACATTTTTCTTGTGATAGCTAGATGCGATTATTGTCGGCAAAAAATATATAGCCAAAAAGATGATTGCTAGTAATAATGCTCCCATAAAAAATTAGTTAATGTTTATTACTGAAGACTCCGACCATCCTATCGTAATTGCTTCTCTGCTTTTCTTGTTCCTTAATCATTGTGATGTCTGCTTCTCTTTCAAACACGACCCGTTGCTCTGCTTTCTGTAAAGGAGGGGAATCTTTGATTGTCATAAGTGATGAAACAGGAAATAAAATCTTGCTACCCAATAGTTCTCTCACTTCGCTATAAGCAAACCACAGGGCCATCAAACTGTCTCCAGTGTGTCCATCTGGAAATGCTCGCATTTCATTAACCAGTTGTGCAGCTAACATGCTTGTCCTCGCATCTGTAAAATCAGACGGAATAACAAGTTTCCCCAGCTCCATCATTACGGCTAAAGAATTAATCCCTATTTCCGGGTCGAATTTTTCTTTGCCGGTATTGTAAGACCTGACAGAAATACCTTCGTTTGCTAAATCCATTGTCAATGCCGCTTGATAACCGACGCTCTCTACTCTAATTGTCTGTATGTTGTGGTCTACCCATGCAGTTTTGACAACTTTGCGCTGCTCGTTGGGAGTAAACTTCCCTCTGTGTATTTGCCTGACGATGTAATCACCATCTTCAATTCCCTCATAACCATGACGCACAAGATCTAAATAAACTAAAGCGGTATCATCTGAAAATTCTTGCAAACTGATAGCTAAATCCATTCCTGCCGCGCTGACTTCAAGATAATTGTTAGCGTGTGGTTGATCTTGAAATCTCAAATGTTTTCCTTTTTTTAGTGCTTTTTCGATCCATTCATCTTTGATTGTCTGGTTTGGCCTGTCTGATGGGTTGCACTGGTACATTCTTGCAAAAACATAAGGGTTGATTAATCGCTCAAGATAAAGGCGTGAATATGGATAGCGTTCAGGCCACAAAACGTGAGCTCCACTGTCCATGTCTTGCTTGTTAAGAATGTAAAATGAGTTTGCTTGCTCAAACCGTTCTTTGGGCTGGACGGAAATGTTCATCATTATGCTTCCCCATTTCTGCCACAAATCTTGATTTTCTGCTTCCTTGACAATTGCACCTCTTTTTTTTGCAACAACGAAACGAGGGTCATTTAAAAATCTAGCAACAATATCATCTTGGTGCCACGAATTTCCCAAGTAGATCAAAGTTCCGCCAGGAAC